AATCTTGCCCGTTCAAATAGTCGGTTTAATCCCTGTTTCAATCTTGGCAAGGAATTACCAGCCATTATATCCTCACCATTAAGATATGCTCGCCAGTATTTGCCAGAGCCTAACGGGCTAGGTGCGGTTTTGATTTCGACATCAGCGATAGTTTTGCCTTTAATTTTGCCCAGAAAGTCTATATAATCCTTGCTCCATTTTTCTCTAGGAATCTCACCAGCAACCTTTGCCGCTATAGGTAACTCCACTTTTGGAGTAAGTGGTTCAATCTTTGGAGTGATGGGCTTGGTGGGCTGAATTACCTTAAGAGGTTGATATACTTGTTGCGATACAGTTATTCTCTCTAAATTGCCTTGCCCATCCTTTAGAGTTACCCATTTACCATCGTTCTTTACAACTGTCTTAAGAGGTTTGTCTGGCCCATAAGACACCCAATCCCCTATCTCTACATTCCCAACCGCTGTCTTGGGGACAACTTCGGTTGGTTGTACCGCCTTGGCTGCCGCAGGGGCAGCAGGCTTGACACCCTTTGCTAGAATATCATTAGCTACTTGTGGCGTCATTTTGTCTATAGCTTCTTGAGAATAGCCTAGTCCTTTAAGATTAGTCTCCATCTTCTTAGTTATCATTATTGGAATGGAAACTTTACCTGTAGGCTTGACTTCAGGTATCTTGGCTGCATAGGTCACAATCCCTGGCTCTTTAAGTCCTATCTGTGGTGCCGCTCCTAGTTTCAGGTTCTTGAAATAGTTAGTCTTAGCTGTGGCTAGCTCCTCACGTGTAAGTTGCCGTCCTAGCTTTGTAGGGAGTCCAATAGCATTAGCCAACCTTATCTGTTGTGCTGCCTCTAGTGCAAAGAACGGTTCCGGGTTCATACCTGCCATTATCAGTCCGGCATTGATGGGATCGGTAGGCATATTCTCAGCACTCAGTCGTGGCGGGTTAAGCAAGCCGGCGGCTAGCGAGGTAGGAAGTTGCGCTATAATCTGCACAACGGGGTTTTTACCACCTGGCAGTTTAGCTACTCCCTTGCTAACAAGTTCGCCAGTTTCCTCAAATGGTTTAGCTATAGCGCCAGTTACCATCTCTCCGAAAGTCTTTTTCTTTTTTGTAGCACCATAGATAATCTGTCCCTGTGAACCTATGGTCATAGGAATCTCTTTTAACTGGTCAGTCCATTCAGTCTGTTGTGGCGGTGGTGGCGGCGGCGGTGGTGGCTGTCTGGCCTTGAGCATAGTAGACAGGCTAGCCGCGGTCTTTCTAACCTTATCCTCTTTGTCTCTATTTTCGGTATATTGATAAAGCCAACTTTTCATTTAAGCCCTTTGATATGCCGGCTGCCATCTGGCTCTCGGTGAACTCCACATAGGATACAACTTCTTCATTTGCTCTATAATAGATTCAGCAGGCGTGCCCTGTGACTCTGCTAGTCCTAACGCCATTTGTTTTTGCGGTTGTGTCCAACTCCCCCAGGTTGAAGCCGAGGGGTATTTCCAGTTAGTCGGCAATGCTGCGCCTGTTTGAGTACCATAAACCTTAGCCAACCAATCAGGAGTCGTTGCCTCTGGCTGCCCTACCAGCTTTTGCTCTCGCTGTAATGCGGCCTGGACTTCGGGATTTACTAATTCGGGCAAAATAGCCTCCCGTGCTGTCTGAGGCACCGCCTGTTGGCTCAGTTGCGACCACCAGGGCTGAGTGGGTAGCATAGAGGATCGCTGCGAGAACTCTATCCAACTACGGGGATTCTTCTGCAACTCTTGAAGTTTGTCCAGTTCTTGTTGATATAAATTGAAAGAGTCAACCCAGGTCTGTTGTTTTGTCTGTTGTTGTTGTTCTTCCTGTTCAACATCCCATCTCCCTTTTTCAACATCCCATTTCTCTCTGGCCAACTGTTCAGAAGGGGTTAAACCAGCCGTTTCACCCGTAAGTTTTGCCAATGCTGTCCCGGGGTCAATGACGTTATATCTGTTAGGAGTAGAGGTGTCTATGTCAATGTAAGTGCCATTCTTGAATGTTACTCTGTATTGTTTAGGATCGGGATTAGAGATTTTGTTACCTAGAAAGTTCGTGATAGTAGTATCAAGCGGCGTCCGACCTACAATCTCCCCATTGGCCGCAATAAGAGCCTGCCAATCTTCTTCGGTCAGACCCCAAACAGAAGGAGAGGCTGCTTGTCCCAAGCTTGGGACTTGGGGAACAGTCGGTTTTATTGGAGCAGTCGCTGGAGTAGCCTCTGGCTCCTTCAAAAGGTCGTCTAATATCTTTTGAATTTCATCTTCGGGATCTTTGGGATCAGGCATTAGCGTCTCCTCGCAGACGCAGAGCTCTGCGTCTGCGTCAACTTGATTCGTTCCATCTTACTAATCCAGTTCTCAATCTCAGGTATCCTGTCTGGATGTTGCTTGACCAAATTGATTATCCCCTGTGCCCCCATGTTCTCATAAACTGACAACTGCTCTGCCTCAGACATTTTCCTGGTCCCAGGGGGACGGGGTAGTTGTTTCCTTACCGATTCAAGAACACGTGTTATATAATCAGGCACATAATCAGCTACTTTATCGAGATGGGTCTTTTCCTCAGCCATCAGATACCACCTGTTACCGGTGCTTCCATCTGCTGACTCATAACACCCGCTTCGCCCAGTTTCCTGTTTCTGGTCACCGGTGCCATCCCAGGAATAACCTCTTGTGGAGTAGGAGTTTGTTTAAGCAACTTCTCTTGTTCCTTCATCTTGGCTATTTCATCTTCCAGCCCCCAGTCCTCGGCTATTTTCTGATCTAGCACAGACTGAATCATAGGGCTATTTTCAATATATCTCTCTGCACCTAACCTGACCATCTCAGCCTGCGGGTCTTTAACGCCCTGATACTTGGACAGGTTGGTGTAAAGACTTATCTCTTTGCCTCTATAGAGTCTTGAACCTTCTTGGGAAAGTACCACATCCCGTGAAGGATCAGTGGTCTTGAACTCCATCTTAACATCATAGTTCCCGTTTATATCTTCAGGAGACATAGCCAATTCAGCCCAGTTCTGTTTATCTCCCTGGGGCATCAGCCCCTTTATCGTTACCGGCCTCTTGATGAACTGCTCAATCATCCTCAGTTCCATACCCACCGCCCTGCTGAGTCCTGCGGCCAGATTCTTAACAAAACTGGCGTAAGTCGCGCGAGCCCAGTCCGTCCGGCCAGACAACGCCACTCCCGAAGTAACTCCCTCACTGGCATGCCCCGACAGTAGCGAGGTAAAAGTCCTTTGTTCTATCATATCATCTATATGCGCTAGATAAGCAAATAGACTTTGTGGCGGTTCGACACCTTTCTCAATAAGTTTTTCTAACTCCATGACGCCATTGCTACCTATAACCTCCTCCCATATTTCGCCGGGTTCCAGTTTAGTTCTAGTCGCCTCCGCTCTCGCTTCCTCTAGGCTTCGTGCTCTCACTTTGATGATATGAAACGCATACAAAGCAATGAGAGAATCAAGATAAGATTCCATTCTCTGATATTCCATCAGTAAGTCACGCAAGGGATATAAAAGGCTCCGGGCTAGTGTTTCCAGCTTGCCCTCATGTGACTTGTAGCCAAATCCAGCGTAGACATGCACATAAGGCACGAAGCCATAGGGATTAGGTTGCACCTCACCCTTCAACACCGGCTCGTTATCAGCCAGAAAACATCTTACATCAGCGTCCCAATACTCTTGCCATTCCACTGTTTCGGACATTTTGCGATTCTTGAGGTTGCTCCAGTTCGGCCAGGAAGCCTGAACATCCTCTACTGTCCGGTTGTATATTTCAATAACATTTTGGGGTACACCTCTGTCCTTCATCGGACTAGGATATACCACTATCGGATCTGGAGCAGACCAGACTACAGGTACTTTATCAATCAGACTGGTTTCCCAGTCCTCTTTTTTGTTTTTACTCTTCGGCTCGTTGTAATAGAGGTCCAGCCACTCCGGGTTATGAGTCAATTTGAAGAAACACTCGCCACGCATCGGACCCTTGATCTTGTTCTCGTCTATCGGGTTAGGCGAGTCCTGCATCAACTGGTTCATGCGGGCATTTATCCATAACCTCCGCTTGGTGTTGCGTTCCTCCTCTACCTTGGTCGCCCGCCGTGGCTCGGTGACATCGGTAGGATTATCAGTAAATATCCGCTCAGCCAACGTGTAGATGATACCCCGTGCCTTACCAGTCCGCACCGTCTTAAACGGCTTTTTGATGCCTATATCCTCAATACCCTCCACCAGCTCATCATCCTTTTTTTGTTCCTCTCGCAACGTGCTATAATCACTCTTGCGTTGAGTTGCCAGTTTATTGATGTACTCTAGAGTAATCTCTTGCTTTTTGGGCATCTAATTACCTCGCAAATAATTACGGTGTGGTGGTAACGGAGTGACATGCCTTGCTACAGTCTCAGGGGTGAAGTCGGATAGGATATATCGTTCAGCCGCTAGGTAATGATAATCTGCCTCGTCCTCGATCTTGTCCGTGGGTTTGTACGAATCGTCAAGCTCCCGGCTAAACGATTCCTTTTCGTCCAGATATTCCTTCAGGTCATCAAAGACAAATATCTTATTGAGCTTATGGAGAGCATAAACCCGGTCTATCTGCAACTCAACTGAGCCGGGGCCTGTTATCTTTGGTTCAGCTATCGGCCAGCCCTCAGCGGCGTAGGCATCACGCCAGCCAGACTCCCCCTTAGCTCCCCCTACACGTTTGAATATCTGTTCATCAATCTTGCCCGTAGCATCCTTGTGCATCTCGCTACGCCACAACACTACATTTTCATGAACACTCATTTTTGATGCTGATTTGCAAGTACGATAGAGGAATATATTGCCAGTTGCAGGTTCCGCAGCGTAGAACCCAGCCGCTGTGTGTACTGGGCCAAAGTCTTGCCCTGCGTATCTCGGCCACGATAGCGGTATCTCAAAGCGCTTGATAACCTGGGACTCGACATTGAATGAGTCATAAATCTGTCCGGCTGGACGCTCGAATACACCATCATAGAACATTCGGAACTTCCAGCGGGGGAGTTTGGCCTTCTGTGTCTCGTACTCTGCCTGTGGAAAGTTGGGGTTCATGGTTGAACGGAAGTTGACCATCTTATACCCGGGGTCACCACGCATTGCCCGATCATAGACCTCACGCTTGAACCATCCAAAGACATAAGGTGTGGTGGTGAATAATATCCTTCCCTGATGTAGCGACACCCGGCGGTCTATAGCCTCCATTGACTCACGCTTGAACCTCTTTTGCCCGGGCTCATCAAGCCATGCAGCTCTAGCTGTTGCCGACTCCAAAGAATCAGGATTCTCAGCGGATCCCAAGAATACCTTCCACAACGACCCGCCTCGCAACTTCTCAGAACTCTCAAATACTCTATCAGATGCCTTGTACTCTCCCAATCTCAAAAGTATCTTGAACACCTGCAAGAACTCAGGTAACATCTTGAGGTTCATAAGGGGAAAGGTAGCACTCACAGCCATGAAGTCTACTGATTCCGTGGGATTGCTATTTAGCCAATAATCAATCTCTCTCTTCAGCCAGTGAGGGCCCAGGCACGTCTTGCCGCTTTGCGTGCCCGCAGAGACCACCACGTAACGCTCAGAGGCATCCCAGGCGATAGTCTGGCCCTGGTGCAGGTTGACTCGGAGCTTACCACCGAGCAGCACCTCACGGAAGGGTTTAACGAGTGTTGCTACTGGCATTTAGCCCCTGTTCTGTGGCTGACCAGCCATTCAGCCTCGCTGATTATTCTGGGCTGTTGTACCTGCTTTTCTTTAGCTTGCCTTAGAAAGTCGTTTATTACCCAGGCCGGAAGGATGGGGGTTATCTCATCTCTGAATAGCAGGAACAGGTCTAACGATAGGCGCTTGCCTGAAGCCATAAAATAAGCGGGATTAAGATAATACTGCGAGCCAGAATTGGTATTGATACGCTGCATCACTCTGAACTTGCACATACGATTGACAAAACGCAACGCCTGGGTTCTTTTGACTCTTATCAACTCGCCAATCTCTTGAGCTGTATAGGCCATAATATTCTTGCCTCGCCGATAGCCAAGCATGTTAGTCTGCCCTATCATCAGTTTAGACAGTATGCACATACGTCCTATCTCAGCATCAGTCATCCCACTAGGGAACATCACCCCCTCAAATAATCTGGCTCCGGCTTTGTGGTAAGGGAAGCGATATCCTTCGTCAGTCATGCACTCAGAAAAGTACTGAGCATCAACGTGGTATACCTCGCCGGTCTTTTCGTTAATAACCTGTCTGTGTTTAATCATTTTCTTCCTCCCTCTGGTGTCGGTTTTAGGGTCTTTTTAGACCTTTTTTAGTGCCAAAACCGACACCACTTTGAAGCTAAAACGATGTTTGATTAAGTATCTAACGTATCACCTTACTGTATTTCTGATAGGAAGAAAACTTCACTTCTTGACCAGAAGAAAACTTCCGGTCTGTCTCAAAACCTGTTATTTAATTAAGGTTTTCTCCCCACTGAGGTGAGGACTTTCACCATAATCCTTGACTATCTCCACAGTGTTGATTGTTATGCTCCGGTTGTCTATGTTGATCGTGGTATCAGGCGCATACAACCGATCCATTTTGTTGAGCAGATCAATGGCCTGAGTGGGACTGTGCAGCCGGATGCGGCTAATCAGAGTAGGATTGGCTCCGTTGGCATCGTATTTAGTGGTAGCTACTATCTCGCTAATCGCCCTGGTGTTAGGCTTCTCCGGCCCGATGTTGATGTAGCCACCATCAGCTCCTTGCTCCTGGTAGTCAGTTATTTTGGCTCTGGCGATTTCAGTTAGTATTTGTTGGCGTTCCATGACTGAGGCGATTGAAGAATCTACTGCTAGTTGGTGTAACTCCCCTAGTCTTGCTAGTACGTTGCTATTTGCGGCTAACCGACAGGCATTTTGGTCAAGCGTAGCCGGAAGCATATTAGAAGAATAACCGGCCTTAAGATAAGCCTCCCGTTGGCTCATGCCCTCGAACAGATTGAGGGTGAACCGTTCCTGCTTTTCAGTCAGTTTATTACTATTTTTCATAACTTTTCAAAAGTACTCACCACAGTGGGTAAACCACGTTCAACCAGCTTCGATTAGCTTTGATTGCCCCTTGACATAGTATAGTATAATATGATATAGTATATGCAATGAAAGGAAAGGAGGTTATTTAATGAATTGTCCCAAATGTAACCACGCCATGCACAAAGCTGGAATGGTATGGTCTGGAAGCCACAAAGTACAACGCTATCGTTGTCAACGATGTGGTGCAACCACTACTAAGAAGGATAAAAATGGTAAATAAGAGTTTAATGTTTCAGTTAAAACTTCAAGGTGCTAGTTATAATCAAATTGCTGAAGCTGTTGGCTTATCCAGGCAAAGAATACAACAATTATTATAACCATCACCTAAAATTAAAAGGTTTATACTTCAAAAATATGAAGGTAAATGTGCTAAGTGTGGGTTCAACGTTGGCAAAAGTGGACATATACATCATATATTCTCAACAGTGAGTAATAAAGAAATTTACAATAGCGCTGATAATTTAATATTGTTATGCAATTCTTGTCATCGTTCTAGCCACCGCTTTTTAGGTGAAGCTCCCCCTTACGATAACACAAGGCCGTGTATTTGCCAAAGATGTGGCCACCAGTGGAATCCTCGCATTGACTCGCGGCCTCAGTGCTGCCCAGCCTGTAAGAGTTATAACTGGAACAAGCCACGGAAACGAGAGATCGCAATATGTATTCAGCATAAGACCTGAGCCGAGAGGCCAGGCATAGAAGGAGAAGGGACAGATGAAACTAGCAATAGGTGATAAGGTAATCTTTGAACACGATGGACTATTCTGCAGTGGCCGAGTAAGTTATACACAGCACATTGAGAATCGAACAGCACTACAGGACCATGCCAGAGTTGAAGTAGATGACAACACTCATAACTTGGTTAGTATAGAAGCTAGCCAGGATTATTTCAAAAAGCTAGCCTGACCCGGTGGGCAGGCAGGAAAGGAGAAGCATGAGGAGATATAGACAATGGGCTGGGAATGAAGCTGGGATTACAGAAGATGTCACCAAATGCATTGCGAGTGTATCTGATGGTGGTCGTTCTATGCTATTCCACCAGTGTGAACTCAGACGAGGAAAAGGGCCCGGTGGACTATATTGTGGCATACATGCAAAGCAAATTGCCAAAGGGCAGTATGTTAGTGTTCCAGGAGATGTAGCCTGACCCCGGGAGGCAGGTAGAGAAGGAAATAAGTAATGAATAAGGTATATGTTCGGGATTTTGAGACTCGCAGTATCATCAAGGAGATTGATGTGCATCATATCGCTGGAACAAGCAATTATGACCGCTTTGTAATGGGGCTGATGCGTAACATGAATTTAGACAAATATTTCCTTGATGACGACGAATACCAAAAGGAACAAGCGCAGAAAGGAGAGACACAATGATACGCAGGTGTATATGTCTGCGCTGCAACCACACCTGGGAAGGCCGGGTACAGAAGCCTCAGTGCTGCCCAGCCTGTAAATCCTACAATTGGAAAAGTCCTCGTAAACGTGGCAATCCTAAAGTACTCACCTCACGCAGTCGCAAAGCTCTGCGTCTGCGAGTGGGGATAGAAGATTGGTCAGACTTAAAAACGTTCATTCCGCCAAAAAAGTTTGAGAAGGAGAAGGAGTAAAGAAAATGGAACAAGACAGATTCGACAAAGTTAGAAGATCAATCAACGGACTCCCTGGCTACCGTTGCAAGCCATCAACCATAAGGGCTGATGCCTCAGCTCTCATACCACAAGCAGACTATATTATAGAGACTGTTAGATGTGACGAAGGCTGGTCTATCTTCGTCCAGTGTATTAGCTCTGAAGGGTCTATGCGTGTGGTACTACCCGACTCAGTATGCCGGAGTCTCTGGAGACACTACGAACAGTTGAAACTCAGAAATGTCAAAAAGCATATTCTAAAGGCAAGGCGTAAACGATCACGTAAAGCTCGCGAGAACTTAGTCTTAGAACAAGCAGAACACCTTATACAAACCGAAACTAAAGACTAATAATCAATCCATTCCTATACGCCCCGGACTAGCCAAGGAGCCGCTATTATCAGCGGCTCCTTATAGTTATCAAATTATACCTAATATATAGCACACATTTTTGAGTTTGTCAAGCCCCTTTTAGCCTTGTTTTTTTAAGCACAAAACCTATAAAATTATAGGTTTTTGCGGTATGGTTATAGGTGACAAAGTATCAATACGAAAATAGATTATACCCCTAACTCCATTTGTCCTGCCCTTAGTTGCCTTTCGGGTCTCTTCAATCTTCTGGTACTGTTCAGCTCTGCATGTCGTTTACCATGGCAGGAGGGGCAGAGGACTACTAGATTCTCAGGACGGTTGAGAATATTCCAGCCTCTCAATCCCCCATCAAGAGGCTGCATGTGATGCACACGAAGTTCGCTGGCAGACTTAGCTTCTTTGGCACAGTCAGCACATTTGCCTCCTGCTCTCTTCAGGGCAGCGCTGGAGGCCTCCGGCCATCTAAAATGAACAGCATAATCATATGAGTGAACTGCGCCGCAGTAACGTCTATTTTTTACCTCAACGCCACACCAGCTACAATGATTACGTGCCTCAAAGCCGGTGAGGTTGTAAAGTTTACCCCAGCGATCATAGGATACCATCTTATCAAATCCTCAAATGGGCATATCCCCAATTCAGAATGGCTGCTATGCGTCTGATAATTCTACTAAAATCGGAGGCGATCTTTTCTATCAGCGAGCCAGATTGAATACGGTTGAGCCTTTCTTTTCCAGCCGCAGCAATAATATAGAGCAGACCGTGCTGACTTCTCTAAGTCTCCCCAGGTGCAGTCTGCCCTCAGTTGATAGTAAAGAACTTTACCAGCTAGCCCAGTCTTCTGTAATCTCGCCTCTACTTCCGCCGCTATCATAGCAGGATTTTCAAATGGTGCTCTAAAACTCATTGCCCCAAGCCTGAGACCCGGAACATCAATAGAACTCTGATTGGGATCACGAGGCCAGCAGCCTTCGGTGAGCAAAGGAAGCATATAGATCAGCCACAAAACCTGATCTCTACTAAAAGTAATATCTCTTGGTGGCCACCAGAAACTATCCCAGGTAGCCCGGCGACTCGCAGACGCCCCAGTCGCAGGAACTCTTGGGACTGCGGCTGAGCTATGCGACTGCGTGGGACTATCCCAATCCGGTATGCCCATTAAAGTCCTCGCCACAGTGGGGATCACCCCCTCGTCGAAAATAAGATTGGATGTTCTTTCATGGCTTCACCACCCTTAGTTCAATGTGCGGATTATTCAAGGGCTTGTGTAGCGGATAGATTTCCCCTTGATCGCCAAGAGGATAAAATAGATTCTAATTCTTCAATACTACGAATCACCCAATACGATATGCCGTCATTTTGGCATTGTTCCTGAAAGGCTGATTGATGTTCACTCAGTTTGCCCTTAGGTAATTTACACTCGATATAAATAGCTCTCCCTTTGATATGTGCTATACGGTCGGGCTGTCCCGGGTGGCTCCCCAGCCCTGCGGTAACAGGCCAGTTGTAGTAACCATAAACATTGAGTAGGTCTTTTACCTGTCTTTTCAAGTCATTCTCTGAAAACTTTATTAATCTACTTTTCAATGGTCATTCCTCCATATCCTCAACGGCATCTGGTATCTCCGTGTTGCAATAAGGGCAGCAGCCGTTGTCAACTAATTCACATGCTTTTACCTCGACATCGCAAAATGCACAATAATATATTTTTGTCAAAGCACTATGCCTCCCTTCTTTCCCTCTGGAGCGTGGGACTTCTGTACCCACTGTGGTGAGTACTTTGGTCGGTAATTATAAAGCATCAATGTATCCTTTACCTTCACACGTGTCACAATCGCCCCCGCCCCCTCTACCTCTACCTGAACCGCCACACCCCCTACATTTCTGCAATTCCCTAATGTTCTCAAACTTCACACCGTTTGTCAAGGAGAAGCCATACACCTTACCGTTCGGATTATCCCCATAGTATTCTTTGCACTTTTTTACTGTTAGTCTCTCAAAATCTATTAACAGATAAAAGCTAGCCAAATG